GATATCAATGACATGTTCGGCGTTGCAGGCACGTTTACAGTCACTCACTGGTTCTTCAAGAAATGCCAAATCTTGGTGAGAGTAGCTGGGATAAGGCCTGACGGGATAGAACAAGAGTACCCCCCTGAATCAAGCACAGCATACCGAGGTCACCAAGGAGGTTTCGAAGGATTAGCACAGAAGAGTTGGTCGGCTGATACATTTGCAATGTGTGAAATGGCTTTACAACCGCTAATTCAAGAGGGAATTATTTCATCCTATGAGCTTGTCGGCCAAGGAGACAATCAGGTACTTAGAATATCGATCCCTAAGGATGACAGACCAGCGACGGAGGTGATTCCAGCAGTCAGAGATCGGGTGAATGCCGAACTTACATCCACATGCGCATCAGTTGGTCAAGAAGTCAAACCTGAGGAGAATGTAGAGTCATGTAACGTGTTGACGTATTCGAAAGACGTCTTTATTGACGGAGTTGAATACCCTACTACTTTGAAGAAACATAGCAGACTGTTTCCTGTGACCGCCTCCGACTTCCCTTCCACGACCGCCAAAGCCTCTGCAATTATGGCTGGAGTTGTGGCCGGAGCTGAGAACTCCAGACATACGCTCTGTAGTGCAGTTGTGGGTTGGTACCATACAGCACGATACCTTCTATCTGCATCACATGGATACACTATTCATGGACAATATGGACCGAAGTTCAGCTCATCTCAGATAATAGCTGCTCTCATAATTCCTCCGAGCATCGGCGGGATGATAGGAACACCTGTCGCTTCGTTTCTGTACAAAGGCGGTTCTGATCCGCTTGGTAAAGAGGTAAGTAGCTTGAAACTGCTTGCGGATTCGCCGACCGAGGTCGGAGTCTTGGCTGGAAGAGCTCTACGCGGATTAGAGGAGAAATACTGCTTCGCATCCAGTCCTAATCTAGAGATTCTCATTGATAACCCGTATGGTCTCCCGATCGACAAGGTCACCTCACCCCTGGGGCAAGTTAGTCACCTCACACTGGAGGCATTCAAGGGAAAGGTCATTAATCGTGACATCAAGCCTCTCCTCGATCGATCTGTTGAGGTATCAGAGCAAAAGTTGAAGAATGATATTCTTGCTATTAGGCCGTGTAATCCTATCCTCGCTCATGATCTTTTCGAAGCGTCAGGATTCGGA